GCGAGGTCTTCATGATCGTCGGCCGCACCTTCGCCGAACTGCCTTCCCGATGCCCGCACCTCTCCGGCTCCGGCAAGTGCAAGACCTACGCCAGCCGCCCTGTCGCCTGCTCCCGCTTCGCCGTGGGTTCGACCATGTGCATCACCGCCATCCAGCGCCGTCGCCCCGATCAGGCCGATGCCATCATGGCCCTTCTGGCCTGACCTTTCCCACCAACACCCAATAACACACCCATGCCCGACCTCATCACCGAACGCGTCATCTATGACGGCATCCAAGCGCTCAACCAATCCGGCGCGAAGGAACTGCTTAAGTCCCCCGCCCACTACCAGGCTTACCTTGCCCGCACCCGCGAGGACTCCAAGGCCCTCCGCGTAGGCACCGCCGTCCACAAGCTCGCCCTCGAAGGGCTGGACGCCTACAACGCCACGCACGCCATCGCCCCGGACGTGGACAAGCGCACGAAGGAAGGCAAGGCCGAGTGGGCCGAGTTCGTCACCGCTAACGAAGGCAAGGCCATCCTGACCGCCGAAGAAGGAGCCCTCGTCGACGCCGTGGCCAACTCCGCTGCGGCCTGCATGAAGAACAACGGCATCGTCCTGACGAAGACCGAGGTCATGTTCACCGCCTTCCTCGGAGATACCCTGGTTAAGTGCGCCATCGACGGCATCTCCGACGACGGCTACATCTACGATCTGAAGACTTGCGAGGATGCCAGCCCGCACGGCTTCCTTCAGTCCGTCCGTAAATACAAGTATGCCCTCCAGGCTTACTTCTACCGGCACGCCGTCGAGTCGGCCTACAAGTGCCGCGTCCTTGGCTTCCGCTTCATCGCCGTCGAGAAGGAGCCGCCCTACGCCCACGCTGTCTACGAGCTGGGGCCGGAACTGATGACCGGCGCCGCCTTCGACTTCGAGCGCGCGCTGACCCTGTATAAGGAATGCACCGCCTCGGGCAACTGGCCCGGCTACCAGACCGAGATCACCACCATCGACATCGCCGCCAAGCCGACCGCCGCGACGAACATCAACTTCGCCTAATACCATGACCACTAAGACCAACAAAGTCCCCGACGATAAAGTCACTAACGACGCCCTGCTCTGCATGGTGTTTCCAGAATACGCTATCAAGTTCTGCAAGACCGTAGCCATCACGGAAATTGATTATAATCATGCTTCCGCTCCGGTGCTCTTGTCTGTGCTTGATTGGTATGCTAAGAATTACAGCCGGGCCGGCGAATGGTTTACTGATAACCTTCGTGCCCCGACTGCTGTCGAGATTACCAAAGGAATGACTCCCTCTGAAATGTCTCACGCTGATGATCTGATTGCTTTTAAGGGCAGCCAAGAATGCCTTGAGCGTTTTATCGCTAACGCCAACACCGTAACCTTCGCCTAATACCATGACCACCGATAACAACGACCGCCCCCCGCTCACGTCCATCAGCACGAACGGCACCTACAAGCTGAAACTCATCAAGCCCAAGTTCGAGAAGGTCAAACAGTGGGAGGACGGCACCACGTCCTGCCGCCTGTTCTTCGTCGACGACAAGGGCTTCTGCCTGTCGAAGAACTTCTCCAGCAAATACGGCAAGGCCCTCGCCATGCTCGTCGGCAAGTTCTCCGGCAAGTATACCAACGAGATCCGTCTGGACGCGACCCCTGCCGAATATATGCAGTATCTCGACCCCGCCTGCGGCCAGACCATCCTCGTCGGTGTCGAGGTCGAGGCCAACGGCGAGTGGCAGGGTAAGCCTCAGTATAAGTACAAGATGACCTACCCGCGCGGCTCCCAGAAGCCGACCGCCCCCGAAGAGCCGCTGCCCCCCGAAGGCGTCCCCTTCTAATCCCGTGACCGAAGCACCCACGCCGATGTCCGCCCCGACGCTCGTCCTGATCGCAGGCTATGCCAGGGCGGGCAAGGACACGCTCGCCTCTGGCATCCTCGAGTGGTCTCAGCGGCCCGCCGAACACATCAACTTCGCTGACGCCCTCAAGGAGGCCGCGAACCACTACATGGATTACCTCGGCCTTGACGGGGACTTCTTCAAGGAGGACTTCAAGGTCGATAACCGCGACTTCCTCGTCCACGCGGGCAAGTTCGCACGGCGCATGGATCGGGACGTCTTCGCCCGCCACTTCGCCAACTGGTGCCCGGTCATGAAGCACCACGACCAACCATCCCCCGAGACGGTCGTCTGCTCCGATTGGCGCTACGTCAACGAGCTGCGCGTCTGCCAGGACATCCTCTGGGAGAAGGGCTGGAAGGTCCGCACCATCTACGTCGCCACCGCTGGGGTCGGTCCGGCCAACGACGAAGAGCTCGACAGCATCGCCGAGATACGTGCGTCCCACCTGTTCGACCAGGAGTATATCTTCAGGCCGTCCTCGCGTAACGCGATCATGACCGAAGGCCGCAACCTAGCCCGCTCATGGAAACTCTGAACACCGACACGCTGCGCTGGGCGAACAAGGTCGGCCTGTCCCCCGACCGCGTGGCCTTCCTGCTGGCTTGCCCGAAGTATACCCGCACCGGGCGTAACGACAAGCCCGCCTACATCAAGGCCGAGAACCCCAACCACCACCTCCAGAAGCTTGGCGACTGCTATTGGTTCCGCCTGCGTCGTCGCGGGAAGGACATCGTCGAGAACATCGCCAGCGACCTCGAGACCGCCCGCAAGCGCCGTGACGAGATGCTCGCGGCCTTCGACGCCGGAAAGCCCATCCCCTATATCAACATCCGATGAGCGACCTATTCCGTCCTTTCTTTACTTATTACGGAAGCAAATGGCGTGCTGCTCCCCGTTATCCTTTCCCTATGCACGACACTATCGTTGAACCGTTTGCTGGTGCTGCGGGTTATTCCATCCGACACGCCAATAAAAAGGTAATCTTGGTGGAAAAGAACGCCAAGATGGCTTGCGTGTGGCGTTACCTGATTAAGGCCACAAGCGCTGAGATACTTGCTCTACCTTTGATTGAGCCAGGACAGTCAGTTGATGATCTGAACATCAGCCAAGAGGCACGCATCCTAATCGGCCTTAATTGCAACAAGGGAGCAGCAGCACCGTCGAAGCGTCTGTCAAAATGGGCTAACGGAAAACCCAATGAGTTTTGGGGAGATAAGTTTCGGCAGCGCGTGGCACAGAACGTCGAGCGGATTAAGCATTGGACGCTGATTGAGTCAGACTACTCAAACGCCCCCGACATAAATGCTACTTGGTTCATTGACCCTCCTTACAACAACAAGGCCGGTAGTTATTACCCGACGCAGGTCGAAGACTATCAGTCGCTGGCAACTTGGTGCAAGTCTCGCCAAGGCCAAGTTATGGTCTGCGAGAACGAAGGAGCCGAATGGCTTCCCTTCGAGCCATTCCTTGCCATCAAGGCAAACAACAGCAAGAACGGCGGAAAGATTAGCATGGAAGCCATCTGGAAAAACTAATGAGCAACCCTACCCGCTTCGTCGCCTTCGGTGACAACCACGGCGACATGGCCGACGAGAACGCCGTCGAGGCCCTCGTCGAGTTCATCAAGGACTACAAGCCCACCGTCCGCGTCCACCTCGGCGACTGCTTCGACTTCCGATCCCTGCGCCGTGGGGCTGGGCAGGATGCCGAAGGCGCTGAGTCCCTCATCTCCGACATCGAGGCCGGCGAAGCCTTCCTCGAGCGCACGAAGCCCACCGTCTACCTGATGGGCAATCACGAGCACCGCGCCCAAGCCCTCCAGCACACCTCCGGCTCCGCCCTGGTGCGTGACTACTGCGCCGACCTCGAGGCCCGCATCAAGACAGCCGCGAAGAGCTGCGGAGCCAAGACCATCCTGCCTTACCATGCCGAGAAGGGCGTCTACCGGCTAGGTCAGGTCGCCTTCATCCATGGCTACGCCCACGGCCTGAACGCCACCGCCGAGCAGGGCAAGCACTACGCCGACCGCGGAGGCGCTCTGATCCACGGCCACACCCACACGCTCGCCCAGGTCAACTTGACTAAGGCCGAAGGCGGCGCCGCTTTCTCCGCTGGCTGTCTCTGCCAGAAAGACGCCATGGCCTACGCTTCACACCGCCTCGCGACCTCACGATGGGGCTCAGGCTTCGCCGCCGGCTGGGTCGACGGCAAGGACTGGAAGGTCTGGCTCGTCCACCGCGTCGGCTCCCGCTGGGTCTGGACAACCGACCTCAAAGTCTTCACCCCGAAGGCCCGATGAAGCGCTTCGATGCCCACGCCCTCGTCGCCGCGATCAACGCCGACGACACACCCGAAGGCTGGCACAAGACCACGGAGGTCGTCCGCCTCCTAGGCTATACGACCCGGGCCGGTGTCTCTCTGCCGCTCGCCCGCATCGTCAAGGCAGGCTACGCCGAGCAGAAGACCGTCCGCCGAGGCCGTTTCATTTATCGCCTGTCGCCCAGGTTCAAGACTTGGGCCGCCGCCAAGGCCGCAGCTGAAGCCCTCGAGAAGTTCAAGGCACCCAAGGGATGGGTCACCCTCTCCGAGTATGCCCACAAGCACCGGCGCACCGTCCGCGGCGTGCAATACCGCATCGACGGCATGGCCCTCCCTGTCCGCATCCTCCGCAACCCGCGGAGCGTCCCTTACTACCGCAAGGCCGACCTAGACCGCGTCCTACGCAAAGCATCTTGACCACGGGCACCCACGCCCACAAACCCCAACCCTCTCTTCCATGCAACCGTACTTCCAACAGGGAGCCGTTACCCTTTATCACGGCAAGGTCGAAGAACTCGTGCCCCACATCGAGTTTGACCAACACACTGCCATAAGCGATCCGCCTTACAACGTAGGCTACCACTACGATGACTGCCAAGATAGCATGGATGAGCATGAGTATTTTAAGTTCATGGCCGCCGTATTTCATGAAAAGGCTGTGCTTATCCATTACCCCGAAGCCATGTATCGCATCGCCAAGGCCATGGATAGGTTTCCTGAGCGCGTCGTGGCATGGGTTTATCCTTCAAATACTCCTCGTCAGCATCGCTCAATCGCTTGGTTTGGATGCAAGCCTGACTTCCGCAAGGAAGGGCAGGACTATCGCAACCCGACTGACCCACGCATCGCCGCACGTATTCAGGCAGGCAAGCGTGCTCGTCTTTACGACTGGTGGGAAATTAACCAAGTCAAGAACGTCTCCGCTGAGAAGACTGAGCATCCTTGCCAAATCCCCGTGACTCTCATGCAGCGCATTATCAAGGTGACTGCACCGACCAGCGTCCTTGACCCATTTGCCGGGTCAGGCACGACATTGCTGGCCGCTCAAAGCCTTGGCGTTCCTTGTGTCGGCATCGAAATGTCTGAGCGTTACTGCGAAATCATCGCAAAGCGCCTGACCAACTCGGCCAGACTGGTATGATCCCGCCGAACAACGTCGCCGCGGAACGCCACCTCCTCGGCGTCCTCCTACGCGAAGCCTTCCCCTTACCGGGCGACCTTCAGCCCTCCGACTTCTTTGAGCCAGCCCATCAAGACATCGCCGCCGCCATGCTTTCGCTGGCAGTCGACGGAATCGCCCCTGATGAGCTGACGGTCAGCCAGCGCCTACGCCAGGTTAACAGCCCGGTCACCGAGGCCACCGTCTCGCTCCTGGTCAGCGACGCAGGCCAATCGACATATCGCCCCGAACACGCCGACATGATCGCGGACGCGGCCATCCTCCGCCGTGCCCTCGTCGCCGCCGAACAGGCCACCGACCCCGACACCCTGCTCGACCATTATGCCACCATCGCCGAAACCCGCAAGGGGCGGAAGGCAAAGCACGGTCCCCAGCGCATGGACTTCGACGCGCTGCTCTCCTTCGAGCGTAAGGAAGACCCGTCGTGCATCCTCGGCAATCACCGCTGGCTCTGCAAGGGCGGCTCACTCCTGATCGTCGGGCAGTCT